GACCCTTCCCTCATTTATTTGTCGCAGTCGCAGTTTTTAGCCTCTTCTGCAAGAATAAGTCCTAAGATGGCACAAGCAACACCGATGAACATTAATTCACCCATACCCATGATCATCCCAACACCTATGACCCCTACACCAATCGCAGCATAGCTAGATGGTTCAGTAAGTCTTTTAGCGATCCAATTTACAACTTTCATTGTCAGTCTCCTTTCTTAAACAAAAAGAGGGCGACTAAATAAGCCGCCCTCTCTATTCTCTTCATAGTTCCGATTACGCTCCTGGCGAACCGAAAACGCAACGTGGATCAGAGAATCCGAAGCTGTAACGCTCCCGAGCCTTGTATCTCATGTTGCCTGTATCGAAGTCGGCCTCCATGTTTGTAGCCATTGGAGTACGCTCGAAATGGATAAACCCTCTAGGAGCATCTGTTTTAACCCACCACGCATCTGGATCACTTAGGAAATCGTTAACGGTATATCCGTCAGGAACCATTCCCATTGATTTGATTGCGTTAGTGTCGTTATCAGCAGTGCCAACCCGAAGATTAGATACCATGATACGTTCTGCGATGAACTGAAGCTGACGTGGTAGAATTAACTTCATACCTCGAAGAGCTACTTTTAGTCCTCGCTCATCAACATACCCAGCAATACTGATTAACGCATCTTCCAAAGAAGTTTCGTTTAGATCAGAAGCAGTAGCTGGTGTATTTGATAATGTCCCACCGTTTGTAAGAGGGTGTGCAGTTGAACAAAGTGCAACTCCATCTCCTCCAGCAGAAGCTCCACCAGTGAACGCATTGTTCAATATAGCAGCAGCTTTAACTTGCTTTGTGTGGGCCATTGATCTCGCAAGAGCACGGGTGTATCGGCTTCCGAGACGATCATAAAGATTGTCCTCGATAGCTTCTTCCGTGATTGAGAAAGCCAATGCTATTGTTTCGTTGTTGTAACGAGCAGTGAATGCTTCGTTAGCATCATCGAAGTTTACAGCGGAACCTTCCGATTTATTCGGAGCGGCACCAAATCCAGAAAGCATTACTTCTTCTTCAAACGCTCTGTCTGAAGACTCAGTAGTGTATATTTCTGCGTGCTGATTTTCGTACCTGCCGTACTCCATGCCAAATAGGGCATTGAGACCAGGCTCTAGCTCTTTCGCTAGTTGTGCGCGTGATATAGCCATATCCTAATCTCCTTATACGCCAGTTGTAGAAACAGTAGCCGCAACAATGGAGCCAGTAGGCGCATTGAAGTGGTTGTTGATTCTAACGATTAGTGGGATACCAGCAGCAGTGAAGTCAGAATTATCAGGATCTTCTTGGATGCCCATGATTCTCAACGCCAATGTGTTGGTGGTTGCAACTGTATTCAAATCCGCTGTTGCAGAAGATATACCAGTAGTAGTAGAACCACTGTTACCTGTTGCAAAAGCAATATTTGCGAATACAGATGTACGAACTTCCGCTTCTGTGTTTTGACCCGCCACGACATTAGATGTAGCGATTGTAAACAACTGATTTGGATCATCGTACAAGAAGGCTTTGACAGGATAATTAGAATCCGCGCCAGAACCAGGCCAATAGTTCGACCATATTGTTTCTCCAGTAGTAGATGAGACATACTCACAACCGCCGAAAACACCAACTATAGAGACGTTACCACCAGCCGCAGCTTGTAGATCGTCAATAACACCAGCCGCTAACGGAATAACCGCCATGCCCTGATATATAGGGTTAGAGTTGTCAGAGGCAATGCGATACTCAGTCATCCCAGTGGAGTTGGTCGATTGACCAATTTTTCCTATCGGTCTAAGACCGAAGGACCCATTTGAATTTGCCATTATAGCACCTCATTAATTATTCGGTAGAGGTTTTTCCCCGCCCGAAAGTTACACGACTTTGCCTACTCTGATGAATAGGCATCAAAGGATTTTGTTCCTTCATTAAATCCTGATCGACTGCCGCCATTGCTTCGCGGGTTCGGGTCCCGTAATACTCGTTTCTTTCATTGGCTGTTTCGATAGGTATGCGACACAACATCAAGCCACCGTTACCAATAACTCCTTCATATTTACCATCTTCGATAGTAGGAGCTTCGTAACCTGGATGCTCATCAGCGCGGACGGGTTCCCATCCTTCACGAAGTTTAGCATGAACATTTGTCTTGTCATCCTCTCCTCGCATTGCTGTTCGTATCCAACGATGCACATAACCCGCTGGGGGTTCTGGGGCATCTAGACGGCTGGGTGGTGCCCAGGGTTTTCTGCGCGTTTCTTTTTCTCGCGTTTCGGTTGATCGTGGTGCTCTTGCTTCTGCCATGTTCTTAATCCTTTACATACTTTGCGTATTCTTCCAGAGGTACATTAAGCTTTTTTGCCATCGCAACTTGTGATGGTGTTAGCGTCACGGTCCTGCGCCCCTTTTTAGTACTGCGAGATGCGGAAGAACCAGCGGGTGCGACCTGGGTACTTCCTCCCGTTTTCTTAACGCCGAGCTTTGTCGGAAACTCCGACAACAGTCTGCGATCTACTTCATTATAGTACTCATCGCTCATGGGGTCAAACCCTTCTTCTTCAACCATTTTACGATGTATACCAAATGCGGCATAAGTCATGACCTCATCTTGACCAAACCAAGTGTTCTTTTCTGCCCAACTCCGTGCCTTGGGATCTTCTTGAGGAGGCGGAGGTGCTGCTTGTTGCTGCTGTACTGGAGCCTGTTGACCCTGTTCTGGTTGTGCCTGTTCAACAGATAATCGTTGGTCAGCACGTTGTTTTGCAACATTATATCGATCAGAGTCTATAGTAGCACGACTTAAAAATTCTTGTGCTTTAACTACCGCATCTGAATCTCCAGACTCATACGCCTCTTTGTAAGCTTGTCTAGCAGCATTCATTTGAGCCTCAACTTTAGCTCCGTATTGATTTAAATAACCACTATCAAGTTGTTTGTTTTGAGCTTTTAAGTTGTTGTTTTCTTGCAACAACGTCTCAGCCAATCTTTGAGCTTCTTCTTTATCACGTTTTTCTTGGTGATATTTAGCCGTTTGTTTTTTAATCCTGTTCTGTACATTCTTACTGTACGTTTCTAATTCATCAGAAGGTTCTTCAACCTTCTCTTCAACAACCTCAACTTTGTCTTCAGATTTATCCTCAACCTTCTCTTCAGATTTATCTTCAACAACCTCAACAACGAGTTCTTCTTCCTCATCCCCAGCTTGTTTTATTTTTACGTCTTCATCACTCATTTTTCTCTCCTAAATATGTTTAACGTCATCTGGTTCTAGTATGGTAGCAATCACTTCGTCATCATTAATGATACGAACTTCACCACCTTCTATTTTAAAACGAGATCCTGCATAGCGACCAATGCAAACCCATTGACCTTCCTTGCACCACGGTTCTGCGCCAGGGCCAAACTTACTTGGATCCTGATAGGCTAGTGGTCCAAGACGCATTACATAAGCAACAACAGTTGCTATAGCTTCTCGTTCACGAACTTCTTCTGGAATAAACAATCCTCCACCAGTTTGTGCCTTACCCTGGTATGGCATAACTAAGATGCGCCACCCTGTGGGTTGAGGTAATCTTTCAACTAATGGTTGATCTAAGAGAGAAGGATCTAAGACCCTTTCATCGGCGGGTATATACGCGCTTTTAGCTTCTGAAGACGATTTCTCTGCCTCCTTTTCAGCTTTCCTTTTCTGCGCGACATGTTCAGGAAGATATAAGGTCTTCGACATCGTCAGCGTTTTTCTCCAGCAGGGCTCTAATTTCTTCTCTGGCAAAGGCAACGCCCCGTATTTCGCCTACCAAAGATTTGTACTGCTCCCAGTCCTGTGCTGCACCGTTGGATAGAGCTTGAGAAATATTCTCTTCTCTATCCTTCAATACCTTTAACATATAACGAGCAAATTCAATGCCGTCTACCACTTAATAACATCCACTGAATTTATTTGGTTTAGTTTGTGCTCCTTGGCCTTGTCCAGGGGGTTTTTGATAATTAACTTCTCCACCCTTGCCGTACTTAATCATACCGCCTCCCATCATGCCTTTAACACCTCGGCCTTTAAGAATGTCTTTCTTAGTAACCTTGCCATCACCAGTTAAATCCGGGAAGCCGCCTTTGACCGCACCGCCATCTTTGTACTTCATTTTCTTTTTCTTTTTACCCATTGCTCCACACATAACCGTATCCTTTCTAAAGTTATTCTGTCATTTCCAACGCTGCTTCCAACGTCTCATCGTTTCTTCTAGACCATCCACGACCAAAAGTGTCAAACGTACTTAGTCCTTCATAGAACTCTTGCCTCGTAGAATGCATCTTAACTACTACATCTTCAGGTAGCATATCATGTACAGCTTGGATTGTCATGGGGCCAATGTGCCCATCTGGTTCTGCGCCAACAATCTCTTGTAATGCTCGAGCACTTCTAGAAACTCCTGAGTTAACAGCCCAATCAAAAACAGCCCAATCTACGCCACTCGGTAACTCATCACAATGCGCTCTATTCCAATACTCTTCTTCATATATAGGGTAAACATCTTCTTGAACAAGGCTCTTCATTTCTCCGTCCATAACTTGACGACCTACATGCTGTTCATAAACGGCTCTCGTAACACCGTGGTTTGTTTCACCACCAGGATCATCTGGATGATCAACATATCCACCTTCATGTTCCAACAACATTTCCATGCAATGTTCAAAATTACTTCTCATCAGCTTACCTTCCTTGCCTTATCTATTGCTCTTGAACCAAACCAGAAAGCTAGAATAGCCGCAAAGATTCCTTTGGTTTCCTCATCCCATAACACGTTTATGGCTTCGGCAAAATTAGTTCCAGACTTCAAAGCCTCCATCAGTAGTGTTATCTCAATGGTCGCAAACAAAAGAAAGAATGCGTATGTAATGACAGGACGCACCGATTTTTGTAATCCAGATATAAAACCCACACCCTTATTAATTGATATATCATGTTGGATAAGGCGATCATGTTCTTTATCGGCCCCCATTGTTTCATACATTTTAAGGTCTTGATCGTAGCCAGAAGCTCTTAGCTCTGCCATAGCTTTCATCTTATCTAGTTCATGTTTATTGTCTTGTTTCCTAGCAAATGAATCTGTAATTGCTGGAACGGCTGAACTAGCAAAACCTAAGACTGTTCCTAATATTGATAACATGTTATGCCCTTGCTCTTTTTTGTGCTGTCTTTGAAAGATCTTTAAAATGAACTAATGTTTTGGAAGTCTTAGTGTGGGTCTTACCAGTGTGCAAAGAACCATCTGACATTTTGTGCATACCTCCTTTATATAGTGTGCCATTTTTAAGATAGTGTTTTTGACCTTTTCCCATTTTATCCTCCTAACTTGCCGCCTTAATTGTATTGCCATCCGCCACCCATTCAAGGATAGCTGCGTAATGTCGGTTTTCTGAGTTTAAAGGCACTGCCATTTCAGTTCCGTCAATTGTTGCTAAAATGTGCGAATTATGACCAGATACTGAAGACACATATTTTGCTGATGTAATATTATATTCTTGATCCATTTATAACTCCGCATCCATTGAAAAGAAATCATCTGTACCATTGGCATGATAATAAGCTGACCCTGCTGAACCGCCAGATTTTAAAATATGTGTGCTAACAACATTTTTACTAAAACTCGTAAAAACTGGTTGATCGCAACCTGATACAGTCCAAGTTCCATTTACCGTGCAAGTTGGCTCAGTTCTCATTTCAATTCCTAATCTGTGAACTTGGGAAATACGTTCTGAATTGTTTTGATATCCAGCCGCATAGATAGAATTAACCTTTGGATTAATCGTTTGATAATATCTTTGACACAAAGCCATCTCTTGCCCTACTGAACGGTGCTCGAAGGATGTGGCTACTGGGCCAACTTCCATCTGTACTCCAGTTATAGATAAAGTTCTGGATGTACTGTCATAAAATGAAGTTTTACTACCAGCATATTTATTCACAGGGGTCTGAGAACCCCAAGTGTTACTCGCAAATGTACCACTTGTATAATCAGAACCGCCATGAAGCCAAAAGTTAAACTGCCAACCTAATGTATTAGTATTAGCTGGAACGCCTGTCGTGTCAGCCGCAAATGTAAGTTCTATTTTATTCCACTCTGTAGTTACAGAAAATGCCTGTGTATTATTTCTAAGGTTTGTTTGCTCAAACATTTCAAGAACGTAAGTAGCTGAAGCATTACCTTTAACATAAAAACTAACAGTTATCTGTTCTGCATCTGCTGTACCTTTTTTTAATTGCTGTACGTCTTGACCCTCAAGGCGATGAGATATAATTAAGTATTCACTTGCCGCAATCGAAGTATCAGCCGTTGTACAATCAAATTTAAGAGCATTAGCAAATCCATTAGGAGTATCAGAAGTATCTTGAGACATCGTAAACCGACCAGCAGAATTTCCAGTTTCAACCTTCCATCTATCACAAGCAAAATAACCAGCAGATGCTCCAACACCTGTTGTTGAAGTAGCCCTCTGGCTTATTTGCATTGCACCATTAATTATCATATTCCGATTACTTAAAGCCGTTTCGGAGGCACTGGCTAAACTGGCTAATTCTGCGGCTTTACTCATTATGCTGACTCCAATGCTGCTAGACGAGCCTCAAGAGCATCGTTCTTTTTTGATAGTTCTTGTACTGCTTTTACCATAATAGGCATAAGAGAAGCATCACCTATACGTTGTCTTCCACCATCAGCTTGCTCATCAGTAGACCACATATCAAAACCATCTTTAATTTCTGAATGTGCGTCAATTACAGCTTTAACTTCTTGTGCAATGAAACCATGATTAGTGTAATCGTTTATGGTTCTTGACTCAGAACCCTCGACATAAGCTCTGTGGCTTGTAGGTAAGTCTTTTTCTTTTTTCCATTTAAAAGTAACAGGACGTAAGTCTTTTATAAAAGCTAAACCTGCCGTGGCAGTTGCTATATCTTCTTTATATCTTTGATCAGACGGTGCTGTAATACTAGTTGCACCAAATTCAATAGCACTATCAGTTGACCCATCACCAAATGTAAAGTGATCTCCTCCTGCACCTACCACATCACGACCCATAACAATTTGTTTTTCTGAATCAACTTGAGAAGTTCTAGGGTTGTGTCCAATCAATATATTGTAATTTCCTGTCGTAAGGTTTAAACCTGCGTTCATTCCTATAATGACGTTCTCGTCGCCTGTTGTAACTGCGGTACCAGCAGCATGCCCAACTGCTACATTAGAATGTCCTGTAGTATTAGCTAACAAACTATTTACTCCAACAGCCGTGTTTGAATAACCATCCGTATTAACTCTTAAAGCTCTATAACCAACTGCCGTATTTTCATTATAGGCTGTTGCTGTAGATAAAGCTTCATAGCCTACTGCTACGTTTCTACTAGAGGTTGTAAGGGCATCACCAGCTAATGCACCTAAAATAGTGTTTTGAACACCTGTAGTTATTGCCGTTCCAGCATTATAACCTACGGCTACATTGTCACTGTTTGTTGCTGATGTAAAGTTTTGTGTAGCAAGAGCGTTCATACCTACTGCTGTAGAGTTGCTACCTTGAGTATCTGTGGTTAAAGCTGCTCTACCTATTGCTACATTGTCATCACCAACAGTTAAAGCATCTCCTGCTTTACCACCAATTATTACATTTTGAGTTCCTGTTGTAACAGATAACCCTGCATCATATCCTATTGCTATATTATAATTTGTACTATCATTATTTTGTGTTTTTAAAGCACGATACCCTACAGCAACTGCCCTTGTACCCGTATCTTCTGTACTTAATGCTTCAAAGCCAATAGCTACATTGTCATCCCCTGTAGTTAAAGCTGTACCAGCTTCATCGCCAATAACAACATTGTAGTTACCACCAGCCTGTATTGAGTTACCAGCATTAACACCTGCTCTAAAGTTAGATGTGCCTGCTGAAGCAGTAACAATATCTGCACCATCTGCAAAGGTAGTGTCTGCAGTAAAGGTAACTTGACCAACAAAAGTTCCACCTGTGCTTGCTGATACGGTGTCTGGTACTGCAAAAGTATCGAATGAAACAATGTTTATCACATCATTCAAACTAGCCGCACTTACCAACGTCAGTGTGGTAGACGATACAGTGTAATCTGTCGTCGGCTGGAGCTTCACACCATTCTGATAACAATCCGTGTATAGGATGTCCGTCATCGCTAGTGTCTTGCCGTCTGAATCCGCACCAGTAAATGCTGT